GGGTGGTTCTGTGGGGGTGGTGGTTTTTCCTCGGAAAAGGGTGAGTATGCCGGGCATGGTGTTTGTTCCTTTCGTGTTTGGGTTTGGGGGTGCCCCGCCCGGCTAACCACCGGGCGGGGGTTGGTTGGTTAGGGGTTAGGCCGCGTCGTGCTTTGCGACGATATCCCAGGTATCGGGGTATGCCTCGAAGTCTGCCAGGGTCTCGAAGTTGTTGTTTTCCCAGATTTCGGTTGCCGCGGCTTCCAGAACCTCGGTAGAGATTTCGCCGTGTGCCGCGGTGGTGAGGGATTCGAGGATTTCGTGTTGTGCCAGCATTGCTAGGCTCCTTTCGGTTTGGGTTGTAAGGTTTCGGTGGTTCCTTTGTTTTCCTTACATTTATAGTATAAACCTATGGAGATGTGCAATGCAAGCCAAAACCCAAGAAATTTTAGAAAATTTTTCGGCTAAATATCCTCAGTCTCCACCACTTCATAGCTCCAGACTTCACGCGCCGATTCGCCGCTACCCGTCTTCTTAATCGCCTGGCTAGCCTTATAATTCAGGTCGTGCAGACCGATAATAGAGTGGAGCGCCGCACCCAGCTTTTCGCGCCGGTCGCCGGGCTTGTCGTAATCAAACTCGATATTAAATGTCATGGTGTAGCGGTAGCTCGTGAGCTTGATGACCTGTCGAGTCATGCGCATTTTATGCCGCCTTTCCGGTGGTGTTCAGGGGCTCAATGACTTTAGCCAACTGACTAAAATCATTCTGGATACTCAGGGCGCGGGCGCGAATCTGATAGGGCACATCAAGGCTGGATACTACGCGGTTCAGCTGCTCGATGCCGCCGGTAGCGTCGAAGTCGATACTAACCGGGGTAACCGGCGCGGGCGCGGGGGTTTCTTCTACAGGGGTAGAGAGAAGACCGGCGCGCTTAGCCTCTACAGGATTCATAACGGCATCAAACCCGATGGCCACATCTATCGGTGAGGTGTTAATAGAGTAGAACCAGGCGCAAATGTCCTTATATTCCTCGCCTTGATGCCTCAGAAACCAAGCCATATCAAACGCGCGGGTAAACACCATCTTTCGCGCCTGCATGGTTCCGTTGATTTCCGCTGGAATGGTGGTGTACGGCGTATCCAGCTTGCAATTACGCACGTAATCGCGGTATTTTCCTTCACTCACACCGGCGATTTTGCACGCGGCGACAAGCGAGATGTAGCACCTATATTCACCGCCCACGGGTGCGCTATACAGCACGGCGTTAGTTTTGCGCCCGTCTGCAAACTCGACGGTGATACGGTGCATGTTATGCCCGGTGCCCCGGCGGGCCTTGGAGTCGATAATCTGCATGGTTTAGTGTTCCTCTCGGTTGGTTCGCACGGGGCGCGGGTTGGTCTCGAAAATAGCCACGATTCCCACGCCTAGCCAGTACATGCCTAGCGTGATAAGCGAGCTAATGACATTCACGCTGCCGCTGGTGATGAGCGCGGCGAGAAAAAAGCCGGTGGGTACGGTTGCGAGCGCGGCGGCGACGATGGTTAGGGGTCGCCCGGTGATGGGGTCTTTCATGTGTCGATTCCTTCGATGGGGGGGGTGTTGGGGTCTTGGTTGAGGCGGCGGCGGCGCGCCTGCAAGAATTTACGAACGCCTTCTAGGTTGTTTAGGTCGTTCGGTTTCATGCGTTCATTGCGGCGTTCTAGCCATTTTTCGCGGCGCTTCATGCGTTCGCGGCAACGGTAGCATTTGGGGTCTGGCTGATCCATGAGCGAACCGCAAATGTAGCAATGGGTCGCCGCCCATTCTTTGTTTTTGCGCTTACGCTCTAGCTCTGCGCCCTTCTCTTCCTTTTTGCGGCGTACGCGGGCGCGTTTTAGTTCGCGCTGTTTGCACCGGCGGCAATTGACTAGATCGGGTTTGTTCCAGAGCGCCCCGCATTGGGAGCATGATTCTGTTTTGTATTGGTTAGTCATTGGCCTATTCCTTTCGGTTTGGGTGTTTTGTAGGCTCCCTTTGCCTTACATTTATAGTGTAAACCTTATGGGGAGTGGAAAGCAAGCCAGAATCAAAGATTTTTCAAAAAAAATTTTCCCGCGCCGGGTACGCCAAACCCCCGGCGATTATTCACCGGGGGTTAGCGTGTTAGGTGCTAGAACGGGGTCGCCCCGTTATCGTATCCACACCAACCACTCGAAGCATTAGCGGCGGCTTGGTAACCGGCGGGCGGCGCGGCGGCGGGCTGTGCGTATCCGCCCTACATAGGCTGCGCCTGTGCGTATCCCTGCTGCTGAACCGGGGCGGCGGTGTTCGCCGGGTACTGTGCAACCGGGTTAGTCTGAACCTGAGCGGGCGCCCCGGTACCATTCGGAGCTGATACCACGTCGATACTATGCGCCATAACATCCAGGCTATACCCCTTGGTTCCGTCGTCCTTATCCCAGGTACACAATTCCTCGGAGCCGGTCACTACCACGCGCGCGCCCTTTACCAGGCGCGCGGCCATATAGTCCACGCCCTTAAAGGTGCTTACACGTCGCCACGTGGTGTTTACGGTTTCCCATTCCCCGGCCGCGTTCTGCTTGGATCGCGAATCTGCCACGGTGAAAGTCAGGTACGGGGTGCCATTCTGCGTTTCGCGGCGCTCTGCGTCTGCGCCAATATGTCCTAGTACGGTTACGGTCGAAGACATGTTCTAACCCTTCTTTGCCTTGATCTTCTCGTCATCAAACACAATTACTAGCCGCGCGCTCGCGCTATGGCCAATGGTCGCAAAGCTGACATGTTCGATGCGGTTACAGTCAGTAATGATATGCGAGATATAGCGGGGGTTGTACTCGTCTCCTAGCACGTCCTTAAAAAACTTGTCACGCCCAACATTCAGCACGCCGCGCGAATCGGCTAGAGATGCTGCGCGGAGGGCGAGGCGCTTTACGAAGCCGCGCCAGCGGATATGCGAGTAATCGTAATCGTTAATGTAGTGTGTACGGGTTGCGTTTAGGGTCATCTTTATGCCTCTTCCTTCTTGTTTGCTTCCAGTTCCATTAGCTTTAGCTTGAGTTCCAGGGTGCGGTTTTCCGCTTCCATACGCTCGGTCTTAGCGCGTTCCACGTCCAGAGCGAGCGCGGCGCGGGTCTTCATGGCCTCCAGCCGTTCAGGGCGGCACTCCTCTACGCTTGAATCAACGAAGTTCGCCAACTCATGAATTGCCGTTTTACGCCACATTGCTACCTCGTGCTGCACCCACGGGCTAGACGGGGAGTTAGAGCCGCGTGATGCTTTCTTTGCGGCGGCGATTCGGTCGGCCGCTACAACCGCGTATTGGCTAGTCTTTCCTGACTTGAGTACAGCCCACGCTACGGCATACTTGATTTTGCCGCGCTGTCCCTCGGGGGCCGGGGCGATGAGACGCGGGGCGCCGTCTCGCCATTCGTACCGGTCATTCTCGAAGATTTCTTCATGGTGGACGGTCTCGACGTTGCCCGCGCGGTAGATTAGTTCAAGCTCACCGCGCCAGCCCATGATAACGTTGGCCTGCATCCCCTGTTTCGATGCAAAGGGGAGCACGTACACCATGTCACGGTTGAGCGGCAAACCCAGCGCGGCGACACGGGTTAGCGTGCCTGCAAATGCTGGAAAATTGTTTTTGGCGTACTGGACAAGCTGCGGAGTCTTGCTAACCTCCAGAATTGCGCCCCTGATCCATGCTTCGGAGTCTTCACGCATGAATAGCGGTAACGCGCCGGTAATCGCGTTCTTGATGGGGTCTACAAAATCGTTCTTGACTTGTAGCGCGGTGCCTGTGAATTGCTGAATTTCAGTGCTCACGGTGTAGGTTCCTTTCGGTGGTGGTGATGCCGGGCGGCGGTGGGTATTCGGAAGTTTTCCGCCGCCCGGCGGGTCTATCGGTGTTTCTGTGCGGTGCTAGTTCTTGCGGGCGTATGCGTCGCCGTAATTCTCGTCTACCCATGCGGTGAACAGGGCCTTGAGGGTCTTAGCTGAACCTTCGTTACGGGTGATGCGGTCGCTCTTGTGGCCGTACATGCCCAGGATATGCGGGCGGTAGGCAACCCAGCCGCCGCCGTAGCTTTCCGGGCACTTCTCGATTACGGCGTGTTCTTCGTCGCCTCGGTCGATGGTGTAGAGGGTATCGTCAATCTTGTTGAGCTGGAAGCCTTTGTAGCGGTAAGTGGTGCTCATGATTCGTTTTCCTTTTCGGTTTGGGTTTCTGTAGGCTATCTGCCTTACATTTATAGTGTAAACCTTATGGGGTGTGCAACGCAAGCGAGAATTAAAGAAAATACAGTGAAACATGTCACTCGCTTTCTTCCTTGAATCCAAAAGCGATACCCATACACCCCGCCAGGAAATAGAGGCAAAGGCTAAAGCCGCTGACTACAATAAGCGGTTCACCCTCATTCACGCCGTGGACTCGGAAGCATTCAGAGGTAACCCAGCCAGCAAAAATAGTCCAGATCGGGATAATCACAGCCGGGAATAAATGCGCTTCCGCACGGCTTTCAGCCGGTGAGCTTATAACGCGGCGGGTGTAGTAGAAAGCTGCGCCTAGCGTGAGAGTCGTTACGGCAACAATCATAACTAGCGGGTGTACGGTCAAAATTAGCCAATGATAAAACCCGGTGTATGAAATTTTGTTAATCCAGTCAATCATCACACACCCCTAGACCATAGTCACCCACGGGCGGCTAAACCCCTTGGGGGTCTTACGCTGTGAACGCCGCCGCTACCGTGCGGTTCGCATAATCAACGCCAGCGCTCGCGTTCCCCATAACGGCGGTTAGCTCATTCTTGACGATATCCTCAGCACGCGCGGCCAATCGCTTTAGGCGCTTAGCGCGGCGGGTACGGTAGACCAGATCATCACTCAACATCACAGCTTCACCGTTGCACTCAGGGAAATAATACCTAAGCACCTCATAGGTCGAGAACGCGCCCGGCTCTTCCTTGTAATCGGGTGTGCGTCCGGTGCGTACCGCGTCCATAAAATCGGTCGCCGCGTCTGCCAGCTCGTAAATGTCATCACGGTTCCACTCGACGCGATAGGTAGCGAATCGTAGCCCGGCGTGTAGCACGGCAAAAATCACGGTTCGCACGCCTGTACATTTCATCTGCCAAAGCGCCTGTAGTCGGTAGTGCTCGGGGATTTCGTCGGTACCCTCTTCACCCCATTCGGAGGCGACGCGCGCGGTCTTGATTTCCAGTAGCGCGGTGACCTCACCCGTCGCTTTATCGACTAGGATACGGTCGGGAGTGGCGGCAAAGTCTTCACTATCGCGCGATACCCACCATACGGGAGTGTTGCGCTTCTTGCACTCACGGACTTCTACGCCGGGGTTGTGCAGCTGATACCAGCCAGCTACGGCGGGTTCCAGTAGGTTACCGGCTTCCAATACCGCCGGGTTAATCGGGTCTGCCTCGTAGCGGCCGGTCATCTCAGCATGTAACGCAAACTTGGAAGTCCACGGGGATTTACAGACGATAGATGCCACCTTGGAGGCGGTAATCTTGCGCTTCCATTCGTCGGAGCCGGGGGCGGGCGCGGGGGTCGCGCGGCGCATGAGAGTGTTAATTTTCACGGCGGGTATCCTTCTTTTCGAGCTTGAGCATGTCGATTTCAAAGCCACAGCAAACGACGATTACAGACAAGAGCACGTTTGAGATGTGCGCCGCTTCTAGCTTGTCTGCCATGATAGCCGTGAAAAAAACGGTGAGCTGTAGAGCTGCTATGAGTGTGTACCCGGTGGTGCGTGGGTAGCGGGTGATGAGGTTCTTCATCATGTCCTTCTTTCGGTGGTGTGTGCCCCGCCCGGTGAGGGGCGGGGCGTAGGTTGCCGTTTACCGGCGGGGTTAGAAGTTCTTCAAGACTTCACGTTCAAGGTCACGGAGGATAGCGGCGTTAGCCTTGTGGCTATCCGGTGCTCGGTCTTCGATGGCACGGATCACGTTAGCAAGGTCTAGGTAGTTAATTGCATCCTCGGTCTTCCATGCGGTGACTAGCGCGCCCTTGCTAGGGGTGGGCGTGGTGCTCCAAAGCTGCGCCGCGCCGCTGTGTGCTCGTAGTGCCTGTCGGAGTTCCTGAATCCACTTGCCCGGGCGCTTAGGATTTGCAAGCTTCATAGCGCTCTTGTGGTCAATCATGACGTAATGGGTGCCTGCGATGTAATCGGGGCATACCAGAAGCTTTACGTTGGTTGTGTCGCCGCCAAGGTCTGCGGTGAGGTAGCGGTCATTTGCGGGGTTTGCGGTGAGGTTGAACATCTCAGTGTTCCTTTCGGTTTGGGTGTTTTGTAGGGCTTCCTTTGCCTTACATTTATACTATAAACCTTTCGAGATGCCCAGCGCAACCCGAAACCTAACCCTTTTGCAGTGATTTAAACCACGCCGGGGCGGGCGCGGGTGTACGCTCACCCGGTATCGGTACCAGCTCCTTGTGAGTAAGCCCATTGGCCGCCGCTACCTCGACGGGTAGCGAGTCCACCGCCGCGTTATGCGCCTCGACCAGCTCATTAAATTTCATAGCGTCTTCACGGTCTGACACGTCCAGCTCGCGCGTGCGCTTCTCGAAAGACTGGCACCGGGCGATAGCGGCGTTTACGTTCTTACGAACGGTTTCCCACGCCTCGACAATATGCCCGGGCTGTAGCTGCTGAACCTGAACGCGGCGGTAGATTTCGCGAAAAATCATAGGCGCGAACTTGGGGGGAATGTCGGCTAGAACCATTTCCCAAGCGTCGAACTCATCAAATTCACGATCAGGGAGGCGGCTATCAACCTTTGCCGCCTGTGCGTAGAACGTTGCGCATTCTTGCTTGTTCATGTCGCCGCCCCTTAGATGTAGCCAGGCTCGATAGCCAGGGGTGCGGCGGGCGCGGGGTGGGTAACGCCGGTAAGCGCGGGCGCGTTATTCACCACGGCGGCGGCCTGCATAGACTGCACAAGGCGCGCGGTCTTCTTCTGCCACGGGGTAGGTTCTACCGGGGCGATGTCGCCCGCCTCATTCATCCAGCCGCCCGCGTTTAGCCACGAAGCCGGGTAGGGGATATACGTTTTACCCTTAGCGGCGGTAGCGGCGGCGAAACGGCGGGCGCCTTCGATAATGTCGCGCGGGTCTGCGCCGTTCTTCACTGCCTTCTCGAATGCGCGGCGCGCCTTCAACGGCTCCATTTTGCGCGGGTACGCGTGCTTGTAGAATTCGTCGAAATCTTCATCAAGCGCGGCGGTGGTGGTAGTGCTGCGCTTCTTGGTCTTCTTGACAGGGGAGGCGGGGATTAGCTCGGTCTGTACCGGCGCGGGCGCGGGGGTTTCTTCTACAGGGGTTACAAGCGCTTCCATGCGCTCGCTATCGTCAAGCTCTTCTACGGTGGTGGTGATATTGGACCCGGGGGTGTAGGGGTCGCCCGCCTCATAGGTGCTGCTCCAGCGGCGGCGGCGGTGTGCGGAGCGCATAGCCTCGATCTGGAGAGTGTAAATGTTGGAGGCGCCAACGCGGGCGGCGCGGGTAATGAAACCCAGGGCTTCAAGGTCTTTCAGGGCGGCGCGGACAGTGTTTTCACTGTGTCCGGTCATGTCTTGGAGTGTCTGAATGGACGGGTAGCACGCATTGGAAGCCTTGCCGGTGCAGAATGCCAGTGCCTTTAGCGTGGAGATAGTGGAAGCCTTGAGGTGTTCACCAGCCGGGGAGTGGGTAACATACCCGGCGGCGAGGATAGCGTTAATGCTCATTTTCTGAACTCCTTTTTAAGTTTTTGTGAAATAGTTCTTTCATGATAGCACCGGGGGGGGGTAGCTCGCAATCTCACATGCCGCGCCCCGCGCGCGTCTTCAATTTAGAATACCTCTATTTAAATAACCTCAATTTAGAATACTTCTATTTAGGGTGTCTATTTTGGTAGGGGTAGGGGTACCAAACCGGAAACCCCTACCCCTACCAGACTAGACAGCCCTACCTCTACCAAATCAGAGAGTATTTATTTTGGGAGTGGTACCAAATCAAAAAGGGGGGGGGTAACCACCTATTTTTAGGCAAAAAAATTACCCGTCCAACCGCTAGGCTGAACGGGTAATCCTATTCCCAAAAACCAAAAGGAAGATTAAAACATCTTCGTTTCGATACTATCCACTATAGCATACCCGCCTAGATATGCCCACCTTTTCAAGAGTGGCAACAGTCACAGTGTCTAGTGTTGCATCTGCCCCATATCTAGGTTTATAGTATAAATGTCGAAAGGAAAACCAGCCGATGCACTACAAAACCTTCATCCCCGGCGTACCCGCCCCACAAGGCTCTAAACGCACTTACGGAAAGCGCGTCATTGAGGATAATCCACGAACTAAGCCGTGGCGCGAGACCATGCGAAAGCACCACCTCAAGACCAGCGAGGCGGTCGGAGCGCCGCTAATCGTCGGAGCCTTCCAAGCCTCGCTACGATTCGTATTCACAGAACCGAAAAGCGGCGCGCTCTACCAAGGCACGCTAGACCCGATACACGCCGTAAAACCCGATATCGACAAGCTCACCCGCGCGGTCATGGACTCCTTGACCAGCGGCGGCATTATCGAAGATGACGCGCGATGCAACAAGCTAGAAGCCGTCAAGGAATACGGCGAAAACCCGGGCGTACACATCCACCTCACCCAAATCTACAACGAAAGGAAGCGCTAATCATGCCCCGTCTTCACCACGAAACCATCAACAACAAGCCCGTGACCTTCTACGTCGAAGATGACGGCGTAATCTGGATCCGCGCGTTTGCACTGCTCCAAGCGGCGGGCATCAAGGCACCCGGTGCAGCCCTAAACTCCTACCTGGCAAACCACCCGGGCACCGGCGAAAAGTTCAACTACCCGCCGAACGCCGTAGGCGACGCGGGCATCAAGATTACTAGCGCCGCGTGGCATTTCACCTACGCGGAGGCTCTGGAATTTCTCAAGGTATCCCGTGCGCCGGGGCGTATCAAGGCGCGTAAGGCGGTAGATAGCACCGTAAAGATGCTCACCGCCGCGTACCTGGCACCCGCCCCGGTAAAGCCCGCTAAGGCAAAGCCCACGCCGGTCAAGACTGATACCCCGTACACGGCGACGATTGACCGGCTCACCGCGATTCTTACCGATACCACCAACCCGGCATGGCTACAGCTCAAGGCGCTAAACGCCCGCACCCTAATTCTTGAACTTGAGAAGGAAGGCATCTAATGGTTCACGACCCGATCAACCCGAAGCACTACAGCAAGATTCAGGGGCTAGAGCTTGAACCGCTCATCATGGAAGCGCCCTATTTCCTCGGAGCGGCCATTAAATATGTTTGGCGATGCAAGAAAAAGGGCGGAGCGGAAGACATTCGCAAAGCCCGCCGATGCCTTGAGCTTCACCTAGAGGGCGCGCCCGTCCCGTCGCCCGGAGCACTCGAAGCCGCCGATAAATTCCTAGACAAGGCGCGGCGCGCCCCTCGGAGCCTGCAAATTACCGCGCTTATCAAGCTCCTGTATTTCGGGTACCATCTGGACAGGGCGGACAAGCTGCCCGTGTTGTTGGAAACTCTGGACACGCTCGAAAAGGCGCTAGAACGGGGGGCGTACTAATGGCGCTAGACATCGAAGAACGCGGCTATGAGTACGCCGGGGCGGTAGCCGCCCGGTACCCGGGCTTCACCGCCTCGGAATGGGTAACCAATTATGAGACGGAGGCCGGGGCGCAATACCGCGTAATTGCAACCCGATTTACCGGCGAAAACGTGGAGTTCCTGTGTCGAACCAGGTACCCGCGCTACCGGGCGGCCTACGATGGATTCACCCCGTACACATTCGTTGTACAGCACGGCGTGAAAGACTTCACCTAGCCCTGGCATAGAAAAATACCCCCTAGAACCAACCACGAAACTAGGGGGTGTTTCACTGCCCATCACACCATGACATGTTAGGGCCGCATCCACCGATATTCTCTCAACATCCCAACTACGGAACAATTGATAAGGAACACCGATATTATAGCACGCTACACGCCGGGGCGCTCGCTATCGCCGGTAACCGGCGCGTCCTGCTGCTTATCGCCCGGCGCGGGCACATGCACGTAAGCCATGATAAGCGACAGGCCAGCCAGAATAGCGGGAACAATCACCGCCGCCTGCTCCTGAGTCACGATGCCGTAGACGATGCCCACGGGGATAAGCGCGGTAACAAAGGCATAAATAGCCTTACGCTGAGTCTCGTTCATGAATGAACCTCCAAAAATAGAACGAACGTTTTACTGAACCTGTGCCAGGCACTTACCGACTTCTTCACCGGCGGCCTTAGCTTCTTCCAGCTTCTTCATAAGCTCATCCCAAGCGGCGCGCTTCTCGTCCACCTCAGCATGAGACAGCGGAGCGGGCGCATTATCAATGCCCGCCTCAATCTCATTCACACGCTGGATCAGGTGATCCAGCTGATCGTAATAACGACCCGGGCACGCGGTGTTGTAATAATCCTTGTGGCCGGTAATGTAGAAGCTCTTGCCGTAGTATGTCTCGATATCCGCAATGACATGTGCCAGGGTCTCGAAGTCCTCATCAGACATCTCAGGGCGGCACTCAATGCCAATAGAACGGGCGTTCGCATTCCAATCGCCCGCGTGCCACGCGATATCCTTCAACTCGACCAGCTGCGCACACTTACCAGCTTCAACAACATAATGGGCACTAGTACCCGGGCCATTCTGGAAGAAGCGGCACACGTCATCAAACTTCTGACCATCAACGCCCCAGTGATGAATGACGATAGTGTCAATATCGTCAATGGTACGGTTCGCCGCCGTGAAAGACGTGGCGTTCCAGTGGGTAATGTCCACGTAATTACTCATGGGTATTCTCCTTCTTGTTCTGTGCAGAAAATAGAGCGTTCACTCGCTTATTGAGGTCATGAATCTCTTCCGTGCTCTGATTATGGCGTTCGCGAAAATCCGTATGCTCCTTCTTGGATTCCCGAACGTCGCCCGTAAGGGTTTCTAGGGAGTCTCGGATTTGCTCGACAATCTTTAGCGCCTGCGTCGAATTATCGCGTGCTTCCTGAGAGCTTTTAATTGCGACATCTAAATCATGGCGTAGGTTCGTAGAATGAGTGTTCTTGACCTCTTCCTTAACCTCGCTTTGCTGATTCGATAGCGCTTCAAGTCGTGCAAGAATAATAGCATCTTGCGCCCGGCGCTCTGCCGCCTCTTTCTTCTTGGTCGCTTGCAGCTCCTTTAGCCACTTAGCACCATAGGCGGCGGCGGTAGCGGTTCCAGCCTGTAGCACCATCCAGAAATTGCTACTGACTTGTGCCCAAAAATCAGGCGGCATAGGTGTTTCTTTCTGTAGAATGAATATTCTTTTTCATAATACACCCACCCTAGACAGGGGCTAAGCCGGTTCGCCCGGTAGCTCGGCCGGCCAATCCTCAGACGTAATCCACGTGAGAATAGGGAACCGCAAATAGACGTTAGCTACATCCTGTTTCTGGCCGTTACGGAAGCCACGAAAAGACAGGCGGTTGCCGTCCGACGGATTCGACATAATCAGCATCCCCACCGACTCGCCGTCATCAGTCATCACGGGCGCAACGACGGGGGTTAGCGCACGGAATCCCGGGAGAATGTTAATCGCGAGGCGGGCACGATAACCCAGATCACCGAACGGACTACCGTTAGGTGCGCGCGAGTTCGACGGCTTAATAGTAGCCGTATCCCAAGAACCGCCGCGAACCGTGACAGAAACAAGGTTATCTACACGGCGGAAAAACACGGAACCGCTCGCGAGGTTAGGCGAATCAACACGCCGCCACCCGGTATCTCGCACGGTAGCGGTGCCACCGCCGCCGCCCGCCGCGCTCGCCACCTTCTGAATGTGCGCAAGAGCGGAGCCGGTAAACTCACCCGCCGCGTTCAGGGTCGGGATACGAAAATTAGACATGCTTTGCCTCCAATTCCTTAATCTTTGCCTCCAAGGCAGATAGGCGCTGCTCAAACGGCAACGTGCCACCAATCCAAGCCTTCACGCGGTTCTCCACCCACTGAGAGGGCGGCTTATCGTAGGGGTTTTCTTCCGGTTCGTCCTCAGAGCCGCCCCCCACCTTGAATGTGCGGTCGGTAACGTAAAGATGCCCGATACCCAGGCTATCGGCCTTAGCGAACACAGCGTCAATATTCTCAGGGGTCGCACCGTGAATCACATGCCAGAAACGCCACGACGGGAAACCCTTATAGTGCTCAGGGTGAATCCACTGAGTGCCAGGGTCTAGATATTTCGCCGCGTTCGATTCATAGGACAGAACCACGTCACACGCGGCCATCATAGAAGCCGGCGTATTAGAACCAGGATTGATAATAATCAAACAATCATTACCAAGCTCACGCTTTAGCCGATTATAAAGCCTTACGTAAGCTTCAATGATTTTATTCTGCAAATCCATTTCAATCCACGGGTTAGTTTCATCAAGAAAAATATTAACCGGAATATTCGGATAATCATTCTTAACCGCCCGTGCGGACTCGATAATAAAATCTTCCGTAAAAGGCATAATAGCCGACAAATCAACGTTTAGATTCGTCGCGATCTTATCCCTGTAAGAAACAGGCATACCCTCGAACATAGCGCCGTGTCGCGTCTTAATATAGAACGACACGCGCCGGGCACCAGCGCTAAGAGCCATAGAACCCTGCGTCGCAAAATCAACATCCGGGCGCTTAGAAAGCCAATCACCACTAGACCTATTCAGAATGACAATACCCAAAGTGTTGCCAAATTCAAGGAATTTAGCCCACTTAGAATTAGCGCCATTATAAAAGTCAGGCCAGGCATAAGTTACCGGGGAATAATAATGTTCGCCCGGTTTAAACCCGAAGTTCTTTTCTCGGGTTTCAAATCGTGCCGTCTGCCTAGCTACCTCAGCTTCAACGCCCGCCCTAGTGACCAGCTCATAGGTTGTCATTCATTGCACCACCCGCCGGTTCGGGCGTAACAATCTCCAAGATCGCGCCGTTCTCCTTGAGCGTGAACGTGGGTACCGGCTGTAGCGCACCTTCCAGCGCGGGGTTTACCCAGATAGTCGGTACGCCGTGCATGGTAGCAGGCGGGCGGGTAGTGCTGCGCACGATAGCCACGCCTAGAGCCTTAGCGACTGTCTCAGTGGTGACACCACCACCGGCGGCGGCGGTAATCATCTCCTGAATTTCAGCTTTCAGTGTGGACGGGGCGCGCCCATCCTCTAGCAAGCCACGGATTTCAGCCTGTGCCATGATTTAGCCTTCCTTTCCAATCACCCAGGAACCATCATTGCCGGCGGCGACAGATAGGCCGCGCGCTTCGTATCGACCATCACCAACGGCGACGATAGACGCGCCCGCCGGAACCTCAAGAGTCCACAAACCATCATTAGATGAGATAACGCGAACGCCGCCGCTCGGGTCTTCCACCATCTCGCCGGTAGCGCCTGCCCTAATCTCGAACTCGAACGCACGGGCTGGAATACCCGCGCCGGTCACCGGATCATACAGGCGCGGGGTTGCCGTGTACCGCGCCGGGTGCTTAGGGTCGGAAACAAGCAACCTCACGCCGGGGGTCTCGGAGGCGTAAGCCTTCTCGGAACCGTAGAGCTGCCCATCTTCACGCACCCAGCCGATAACCGGCGCGGGGCTGTGAATGATTCCGCTATCGGTCACCCAATCAGACGGCACAAATTCCACGGTACCTACGGGCGTGTGCCCATCCTGAAATGTTGCGAACTTAGCCACCACGCGGCCATACTGCAACGCCATTTATGCCCCCTTCACGGTTTCCTGATTTACTTCAATAATAACGTTCTTACCCATGCTACCCGCCTTTAGCGCGGTAGGCTGTGCAATAGCGGTGTTACCACGGGCGATAATGTCATGTCCCCATGACTCGAAGAAATAGCCGTAGCGTGCGCCGGTCTTCTCGCCGTATTCGGACTGTGCAATGTTGCCAGTCATGACTAGCCCCCATGCCCAGTTTGCGACGAAAAAATCAGCTGCGCTATTGGGTGCCTTACCGGACGTATCCCACCATGAGCTCGACGCGGCGCGGCAACCGACAATCTGATTAGCGGTACCAACCAGGGCGAAACCGTGGCCGCCGTTTTCCTGCGCCGTACACGCGGTGAAAATGTTGCGTCCACCGTGGACATAGAAGCCCGCGCCGTTCTTGATAGGGGCGTGCGGGTGCTCTGCATTGGTGCCCTTGGTATCCCAGATGGAACCCTTAGCACCCTCTACGCCGCTACTGCTGCGGCGGTTGTACCAAGACTTGCACGCGGTAAACGTAGTATTAGTCGTATAGCACTCGATACCGGCGAACCCCTCGCCGCTAATATTCGCGCCGCTAACGTCCACAGCGTCTAGGATATTGTCGCCCGCGCCGGTCTCACGCTTGCCGTCCACCTTAGCGCGTGTGTGCTCCAGCGACTTACCCACGCACACACCAAATTCACGGGTACGACGAACACGCACGTTGCGCACCTGGCACGCTTGGTCATCAAGACCAAACAGAGCGACGCCATAGGCCATATCCCAGATAATGACGTTCTCGATGCGGTGCGCCCCGTCCGGTTCATGCGGATTCACCCCTAGCTCAGTGTGAAAAACAATGCCGCCCACGTTAGCGGGAATATTGCTAGTGTGCTCACGGAGCGGATACTCAGACTTGATAAACAGGTCGCTAACACCCATTAGAATATTTCCGGTGCCACGGCGCGGCTCGTCATAATTGCCCGCGTGAATAACGGCGGTCTTCACCGGAACCGGCACAGCGGTATCAACAAACAGAGTGGTGGACTCACGGCCCGCGCCCTGCAAATGCACGCTACCCAGCAACTCAATAAACGGATAGCTCACCTTATAAGTGCCAGCCGGTAGATGCACGGTACCGCCGCCGCGCTCTGCCGCCTGCTGGACAGCGCGGTTAATCGCCGCCGTAGAATCCACCGAACCGGTCGGATCTGCATTAAATTCAGTGACCGCGTTCAGGGACGCACTACGATTCTCCACCGGCGCGCTCGTACCGCGCGCCTGCGCCTGCGCCACATAATCCGCAAACGCGGTAGCGTCCAGCTTAGACGCGGCGGCGGTAGCGGCGGCCTCTGCTGCTACACGCTCGACGTGCTTTAGTGCGTCGCCTTCCAGCTCGTTATTCTCGTCCAGCGTCACTAGGACAATATCGCCATATCGTGCCATATTACGCGATCACTCCTCGCTCTAGGTCTTGCTCGTTTACTCGGATAGCCCCGGCGGGCGGCGCGGCGGGCGGCGCTATCAAATCCGCTAGGGTAGAATCGCCCTTCACCGTGATTAGCACGTCCCGAATCTTTCCCACCTGCCCGCTATCCGCATTATCAATCTTGAACCGTGCCGTGTAATCCCCCGGCGGTAGGTCAATTGAGAAGAACCCGCTAGAGTCTAGCGGTGCCTCAAAGTCGCCAACCAGAATGTTTACGCGGTCGCCGCGCGCGCCTAGAACCACGTCTGCCAGGGGGGAGAAAATCACGCGCCCCCGGTACGGCTTACCGCCGGGCGTGCTGAACCGCGCCGTAATCTTAGCCATAATGCACCATCACCAATCAATGATATTTGACTTGTCCGCAACCCACGACACCGCCGGGATATGCAATTCACCGCCGCGCTCGAACGGGATAGGGGTACTGTTATTTGCTCGCACATGAATTTCACCCGTGCGGAACTGAATACGACAGATCAACGGGAAAACACCCGATGCCCTAGTGTTCCAGAACGCCGGGAAAATAGTTTCACGGTACGTCTTGGTACGGAGCGGTTCAGGAATGAGCACGCCCAGGTTAGACATTTCCCAGCCCACCGTGTAATCGAACGCTTCACGGCGCAAGATACCGGAGAACTGGCAATAGAAGCCCTCGGTAATAGGCGTGGTAATAATACCCGCGTTATTCGGCGAAATAGGTGCCAGAGACCAACCAGGCATACCCAGAACAGGGGTCTGACGTGCACCAATAACGCGCGCCCACACATCACCGGAACCACCAACAGCGGAACGGCGATAAAGCGAACGTTCGCTATTCACGTAGGCCATAGTTCCAAAAGGCTGCGTTTTCGCGTCCGGTAGACCGGCCACTTCCTGAACCGTGATCGTAGGGGCAATGCTCGGCTTCTTCATCTTCACCGTCGCCTGTGAAAGAAGCTCATTCGGGCGGCGCGTAATCTCAGCAAGCACCACATATTTACGTCCACCGGAATACGTGATAGGTGCCTTAAATAGCTCCAGCTTGACCGGCTCGGTTGCCTGTCGGAGCGGGTCTAGCACGATAGCCAAAATATAGGTGGTGGTGGTGGTGACCGGCGGGCACGGGAGCGTAACACGCCCGTAAACGCGGTGATAATATCCCCCAACCGTAGCATGAACAAAGCTCGCTTGGGAGGGCGGCTCGACCGACACCGTATTAGATGCATTGTCCAGGATTACGCGGTAATCGCCGGTGCCCTCGTCAATGGTGCCATTACCGAAAGCCGTAGTAACACTACTCCACTGCTCACCCGTTAGTGGCTTATTAACTACGGGGAAAGATTCTTCTACGGTGCGCACGCCCGTAATGATGCGTTCATCTGCCATGTTTTCGCCCTCCTTCTTAGACGGTTGCCAGCTGCGCAATTTCACGGCGCAACCGCTCGATACGTTCCTGTGAGAGCGTCAGATCAAGCGCACCGGCGGTTAGCTCGACGGTACGCGTATTCTCGCTCCACATAATTTTAGCCTCTACGACGCGCGAATCATAAGGCGTGACATTCGGTGCCACGTCAAGCGTGATAGTGTCTCCAACATCAAAAGCTACACCAAATTTTCGGGTATCTGATTCCTGTACGGTCACCTTCATGATGCGCTCTGAGATGCCCTTGTCCAGCTCTTCGTTAGCGGTCTTATCTAGCGCGCCCGCGTCGTCGGTATCGCGTCGGTCTTTAAATATCTCGATGCGTCGCCGCCACGAATCCAGACGCTGCCTAGCGTCTAGCCGTCGGTCTACGCCCTCGCCCTGCCCACCGACGATAACGGTGGTCACGGACGGGGCGCGGTCGGTCATTTCCCAGCCGATAACCTCACCCGAAACCCAGGAAAGATGGACGCGGCGGGATAGATTACGTGTCGGGATCGTGTCAAATGTTAGAGCGCCCGGTGAAAACCGAACGTTCATTCGCAAACCGGCGGCGGTCGCCATAGGCTCCACCACATCCAGCAAGTTTTTTAGGCGCGTGTCCACGGAGGCATCACCACCGCGCCCCTGAGACGGCGCAACCGCAAACCCAGGGATACGGCGGGACTCCAGAGCCTCGACACCAAGATTTTTAGCGACAAGATTCTTAATGACCGTCTCAGCCGCGCCGCGTTCCTGCCAGCGGGCGGCCTGCTGCTGAGTCTCCTCATGCGCCGGGTCGGGATACGTGAGGCGGTCACCCAGGAACGCCAGCTCAGATGTACACGTCACCTCGACCTCAAGATTATTATCTTTTGCGGTACGGAAGAATTGTGTAATTACACCGGACACCTTAAAATCGCCGTCCTGCACGACAAGCCCCCAGCCCTCGCGTAGACGGGTCGCCTGCTGCGCTGACTCAGCGGAGACATTCACTATGAATGTGTCGGGGCGATTCCACCGGCGCATCATCTCGACCTTGGACGCGATGAGGAACCCGCGCGGGCGGTAATTCTCATCCCTCATCAAAACCTGAACAGACATTCGGTTTAGATTCCCTTCACGTAGCGGGGCTTATAAATCAGGGCAATTTCTGAACGCGCGTCCATACCGGAGCCGGTCACCTTGATAGTGTGTCGCCCGGTACCTAGACGGAATAGCGTAGAATCCGTGGTCAGTCTATCCCAGAGATTACCCGAACGGTCATTCTGCGAATACATAGCAAACACTGTAGTGTCTACCGTGATAGTCTCGCCCGGCGCAATGCTGCCCGTGATGCTAAAAGATTCGCCCGTCTCAACGTTGGTAACCCTTACGTCGGTTACCGCGCCGGTAATCTGCCAGATAGGGGCTGAATCCACGTCGCCGCTAATCGTAATCTCACGGCTTCCGTTCACCACGGACGGCGACAGAATCACGGGGAAAAACTTGTGTGTCTTCACCATTTCGCCGCCGCTAATAAACGGCTTGTAGTCGCCTCGCACATTCCAGCTGAGCATTTGGTCAGATTCCCAGAAATACGGATCATGAGCAATTAGGGTTAGCCCTACCTTATAGTGCCAGCCCCTAAAGTCATTGCCAAAAGTTCCACCTAGTCCGCTCTTGTACACGACGTTAATAAAGCGGGGTGCCTGCCCCGGGCGGCGAACCTCCAATACCGAAGATTCACCAACCCGGGGATTCATAGCCGCTACAAGCGCATCCCAGTTAGCCAGACATTCCGCCTGTGACTCACCCCAAATCATGAGCGGAATAAACAGCTCACGCTCTTTCAAACGGAGCGAACGCACATAAGAGCCGCCGCCGTCGTTCCGCTGCACCGTTCGCCATTCAGGTTCAGGAATGCCGAAGCCGTCCAGCCCTTCAAGCGCCGTAAACGCGGTGGTAGCAACAGATGAGAAGTTGAACACCTCACCATCCAGACCGCCCGCGTGCAAGTACAGCGTAGGGGCGGGTTTGCTCAGGTTAGGCATTCAGTAGCTCCTCTCGACGCTTGCGCTTCATGATTTCCTCTGCCACGTCCACGGCATCCAAGCCGTAGACGTTGCCGATAGTGATACCGGCGTTAGTCGTGCTCGACGCGGTATTATTCGCAATAGAATACATGGCCTTCCACTGGCTATCAGTGAGCACATAATCAGGGGTAGCGCGGCGATGGTCAATCACCTGTACACCCTTATTGATTTTACCGCCTCGGTCATAAAGAGAAGGAACGATCGCGTTTTTAAACGCCGTGCTTCCATTCACTAGACCGCCGCCGCTGTAGCCGTGGCCATGACCGATAACACCCAGCTGCCCACCGAAACCGTAACGCGCGGTCGCGTAACGCATACCAGCCACAAGGTTAGCCAGCGGATCCAAACGGTTATTGGGTAGCGACGGGTCACGGAACGCGGCGAACGTCGCACCGATAACCTGAACCAGACCCATAGCCAAATCGCCGGTAATCGTGTTGATATCGATATACCCACTCTGTGTAACGTTCGGGTCGCCGTTAGATTCACTCTGAATCTGCGAAAGCCACGCATTGACATAAGCGTCGGTAGCGGGTAGACCAGCGATGCCCAGCGCCTGAACAACCGTGTCACGCCAACGCATGACACCGCCACCGGACGGCGCTACAGCGTGCGCGCTTGCCGCGTCCCTGCCGTGCTCATCCTTGCCCTTGAGCTTCTCAACAACCCAGTTTTTAGCGCCGTCGAGAATCGCATCACCGCCGCCTCGCATCACGTCGCCAGCGTAACCGGGGAACAGCCCAGCGATACCGGCGATGAGGTTTTTAGCCGGGGTGATAGCCACGTCCAGCACCTTACCCGCCGCCGTGCCTGCCAGCTCACGAACAGCATTTACACCAGCATTTACAACATTTACACCAGTGTTAATTACATTGGAAATCATGCCGCCAATATCGAAGCCGGGCACGCTGTTATCACGCACACCGAACGGCGCGGCGAACGACTCAGCAACACGCGGAGCACCAGCACCAACCAGAGCGGCCGCCGGTAGCTCACCGGTACGGTTCAGATGATCCAGAACGCCGGGATTCTCGCGCTCGAAACGCTGCCGCGCTTCCTTGCGGATAACGAACTCGTCGCGGTGGACGATACCCGCCGGTTCGTACTTGCCGCCGCGTCCAGTGTAACCACCGGTTGCCCATCCCGACAGGTTAATCTCAGGAATTTTGCCAATGTTGAACGTGCCTGCAAGGTTATTAAAGTTGCGGATAAATCCATCATTAACGACGGTCTGCAAAACCCATTTAACCGGCTTCTTCACAACATCAACAATGCCATTCCAGAAACGACCGATAGCGTCCACCGCGTTACGGAAAGCGTCGGGAATAGTACGGGTAACGAAATTAGTAAGCGCGTCAAATACGGGCTTAATGCCGTTTTCCCAAACACCACGAATAACCGACTGAATACCATCCCATACGGGGCGTACCACGTTATCAAGCAACCAGCGGAAAGCGGACGAAATAGCGTCAATAGTCGCCTTGATAGCGGGGAAAATAACGCCGTTGAAATAGTCAGTAAACGCCCTGATGACATTCTGAATCGAATCCCAGACAGGCTTAACAACATTATCGTACAGCCAACGGAATACAGAGCCGATAGCGTAGGTAACCGACTTAATGAGCGGTTGCACAACGCCGCTGTACCACTGAACGACAATATCAATACCACGGCGAATGTTTTCCCACACCGGGGAAACAACGTTATTCCACAGCCAATTAAAAATGTCGCCAATAATATTAGATGCAGTCTGGAATAGCGGCGCTACGGTGTTATTGAACCACTGCACCACGCCGTCAATAATGCCCTTAATGCCATTCCAGACGGGGGTTACGACGTTATCACGGAGCCAATTAAAGATATTACCCAGAATATCAATAACGGTTTTCACGGCGGGAACAAGAGTGTTATTAAACCAGTCCAGGAAACCGGAAATAATATCCTTAATTCCATTCCAGACAGGAATAATAATATTCTCGTACAGCCACTTGAAAATAGGTGCTAGAACATTCTCAACGACAGCCTTCAAACCGTCGAAAATGGTAAGGATAACAGCAATAACGACCGCGATAACGGTTTTAATAGCCGTCCAGACCGGCTGTACAACGTTATTGTAAAGCCACTCAAAAACAGCACCGACAGCCTTAACGCCCGCATCAAACGCCGGAACAAACGAAGTGTTCCACCACTCAACAACGCCTTCAATTGCGCCCTTTACGCCCTCGAACACCGGCTTAACAACATTCTCATACAACCAGTTGAAAACGTCGCCAACAATTTTTACGCCTTCATTAAAAGCGGGCACAAAAGAGGTATTCCACCAATCAATTACGCCCTTAATTGCCTCGACAATCCATTCAAACGCGGGCTTTACCGCATTTTCATACAGCCAAACAAAAACGTCGCCGATAACCTTAATAGAATTGTCTACAAAATCCTTAAACCAACCGATTTTGTTATACGCCAAAATCAGGCCGCCGACAATCAAGCCAATAACGACCAAAATAACGTTAGTCTTGCTAAATGCCGCCGATGCCTTGTTTAGCGCCTCCTGCGCAATCTTTACCAGGGTAATAGTTTTCTGATAAGTGCTCCATGCGGTAAACGCTGCCGTAATACCGGCGGCAAAAGGTGCCCACAAACCGACATTTTCGATAAGCCACTTACCGATATCGCGGATAGCGCCGCCGATCTGATTAAAAACACTGACCGGTTCGCCGTAATCCTGAAAACCATAAATGCCCTTGAAAAAGTCAATAAATGCAGTACCGACGGTATCCAGCACAGGCATAACATGGTCACGGAATAGCGGAATAATGCCATTCTGGAAAGCATTTTTAATCGTTTCCCAGACATTACGCGCGACAAAAGCCGCGCCCTCCATAAACCCAGGAAAACCCGCGCTCGTGATGTCACCGTCGAACTTTTCCCACGCGGCACCGAACGCACGGAAGCCGCCCGCTACCTCATCCAGTACCGGGCTAAGAGCCTTGCCGAACACGTCCATAATTTTAACGACGACAGGAAGAATAGCACCACCAATTTTAGTGCTCATGTCCTCCAGGCGCGCGTTAGCCACCTGCATTTTATGTGCGAAAGTATCCGACTCTTTCGCAAAGTTTCCTTGAGCGTCCTTAGACTGCTCGAACAACAGCGCCTGCGTAATCAGCTGCTTCTGCTGAGTGGTGAAAGCACCGCCCGTCTTGGTAATGCCCATTTCGAGACCTTTAGCGGTGAGCGCGGCATCATTTAGGCTAATGCCGTAGCGCTCGATAGGATCCATTTCACCGCGAAGAGCGGAGCTGATTGCATCAATTGCGTCTTTCGTAGTGCCGCCGTACAGGGACGCGAGGTCAGCACCAAGACCGATAAGGGAATTGGTCTTATCGCCTAGCTCATCAATGCTCGTACCGCCGTTCTTCAAGCTTGCACCAAGCACGGAAGCTAGCTCATTATAAGCGTTCTCAGAGATGCCGACAGTATCCGACGCGGCGGCGGCATACGCGTGCATCTTATCGGCGCTCTGTTTGAACACTGCGTCCACAGCACCTACAGACTGCTCAAGGTCGCCCGCCTTAAAAAGAGCGTCCTTACCGGCGTTGAAAATCCCCACGCCCGCAAAGAGACCACCGGCGGCGGCAATCGTACCCGTGAAAGCGCTCTTAAACTTTCCGCTGCTCTCACGTCCCGCGTGCTCAGCCTGCGCCGCTACACCGCTAAACGCTTCCTGCATATTCTTGTCTACGGTACCGCGTAGACCGCTAAACGACTTAGAAAACGCGTTACGGAAACCGGCGAACCGCCCGGTTGCCTTCTCGGTCGCACCACCCAGCGCGCCGGTCGCCGCTTCTGCTTCCTTGAGGTTCGCTTTAGCCGCCTGCAAAGCCTGAGCGTGCGCCGTAGTCTGAGAGACCGCGGAACGCGAAATAGAGGTGTACTTCTCACGGGCACTCACAAGGCGCTGTTCAGCACCAATCTGCCCACTAGTCGCCGTCGAAACACTCGCACGCGCGCTATGAACCGCCGCCTCAGCACGCGCGATAGCATCCGCACTACCACCGTTAGCACGAAGAGCGCTAAGACGGCTTTCAGCTGCACCCAGGCGCGCGTTAGCCGCCTCGGTCTTAGACATGGCCGCGCTAACGCTTTCCTGCGCCTGCTTAATCGTGGACGCGGCGGCCGCGCGCTTTCGCGCCATAACATCCGCACTCTGCGCTAGGGCACGGTCTGCACTCTCAACCTTCGCGCGTAGACCCTCAACATCAATGTTCTTTGTCTGCTCGAAGCCCTTAGCCATGCCGTCGCCAATCTCACGACCGGCGCGGGCACCGATAGAGCCTACACCGCTAAGAGCCTTTGATACCTGCTTAGAAAGGGTGGAAGTCTCCACCGCAAGAGTCAAATAGCTAGTCGCTAGCTCGATTGCTGCCAAGACTTCCACCCTCCATAGATGAAATACGCTATTTAATTCCCAGAATTAAAAAGCTTATTGTATTCTTCGATAGTCATTACGTCGCCCGTAATGACTTCCTCATTATCCTTAATGTCGCCGGGGCGCGGGCGGCGCGTCCATTTATCGACCTGTTTTTGGTCAAATGTGCGTTGTGCGTTGCCCATGCTCAAAAGGTCAAAAATATTCACAAGCTCGCCATAATACGGCAAACCCCACACCCAGTCGTCGGGATCCTGCGCAATATGCAGTGGGGAGCCGGGCGGCGCGGTTTTAATAGCCGCGTGAATATTAGCCCAATTATTTTTACCCGTGCGTTTCCCGTCCCAATTCAAACCAAGTTCAAGAAGCCGGGCGCGTACCTCGTCTTCATGCTCTTTAAATGAATTGAGACAGGCTATTACTTTCCCAGTTCGCCGCTATTCCATTCCTCGAAGAAAGTTTCAATCTCCTCAGAATCCAGCGACTTAATAGCGTCAATATCCTCAGTCGGTACGCCTACTTCTTCAAGCCAGCGGTAAAGCGCGTTAAAATCGCCGGTGCGCAAATCGAGTGCGTAAGTCTGCGGGATCTGTCGCATGGAGGGGAGCTTAAACTCACCCTCGAAGATAGAAGATTCAAAAGTGTTATAGGTGTACTGCTTCTCGTACTTGCGGACGCGCTTCTTTGCCTTGAGTGCGTTACGTGCTGCGCGAGAAGCGGCGGGGGTCTTAGTTGCCATGTTCGATTTTCTCCAATCTCGGTTATGTCTGATTTTCAAAAAAAGGGTATCCCCGCGCCCGCCCCGAAAATCAGAACAAAAAAAGGGCGGGCGGGGAAAAATTAGGGGCTATTAGCCTACGCCAGGGACGGCGGCAACAGGGCTAGCCGGGGTAGTCTCCACAAATTCCCAGTAGCATACGCCGTCCTTATCTGCCAGAGCCTCGATAGTAACCTCAAAGCCGGTAATCTCCTTATGCGACAGGTTCACATCACCGGAAACGGTAATCTGACCCTTAGGCACAACATAACGCTTACGACCGCCGGTAGAAGCATCCTTAGTCTCGATAATGTAGACCTTTTCCGGTGCAATATCTGAGGTGTGCTTAATTGCAATAAAGCCGCTCTTCTGCTGAACCTGATTATCGCCAAAAACAGTCTTCAAAACGTCCACGTCGAGAGTGGAAAGAAGAGTACCGGTAATAGTTGCCGAATAGTCAGAACGGATAGTGCGGATAGTAACGCCGCCCCAAACCTTAATCTTATCGTCGCTTGCATCATGCGAAAGCTTGAGACCGTCCTCAGTCACATAACCCAGCTCCTTAAAAGCCGCGTTCAGAACGGAAGTCGGATCAGTAGGGGTAGCGGTGCCAATAGGCGCAAACTTAATGCCGCCGGTGACATTTACCGGCTTAGCAACATAGGTAGCGTCAAGAGCCATAATTTAATCTCCAAACATTTAAACACTAAATTTTAGTGCTAATAGTATTTTCGGATTTTACCGCAATTTCCACGGTAAAAGTATATGCCGGTACGCGGGGCGAATCGGACGGATTATAAGCCGGTGAATCGACATTATGCGGATCAAAAATAACCGGCGCATTAGTGAAAACCCACAAACAAAAAAGCTCATGAATTTTTTCCGCTAAATCGTACGCCGCGCCAGGTTCAGGGTGCCTAACATCCACGGTCACGCGGCCATGTCGGAGGTTCAGCTCTTGCCGGTTGCCGCCGCCGTCCCGAATCAGAACTAGCGGGGTAGAGCCGTCCCAGCCGGGCGGCTCCTCATCACGAGCGATAGCCGCGCTAAGATTCAGACCTGAGAAATAGGCGTAGCACGCGGTCACCGGCGAATCAACGCGCCAGATTTTAGCGTCCAGCATCAATAGCCCTCATGAGTGAATTATGTTTCCGGTTGTGCGCTGCCGCGCGTCCGGTCGCCATGACAGATACAGCGCCGCGCGGGTCTTCCAGCTCCAAAATGGTTACCTTGTAGCCCATTGCTTCACCACCGGCGGCGGCTGCAATGCGCCGCGCCCGCTTCTCAAGGTCACGGATAACCGCCGGGTCTTTACGAAGCGCACGGAGCGCCTTCTCATTGAAAACAAGCTTGTCGCGTGTCATGCTTCAACTCGCCTAACCTTACATTCCGTGTGAAAGACCGCCCCGGTGAAAATGTTCTTGATGGGAGGTGCCACACCGATAACCTCAAAGAATGAGCCTTCGATTTCCACCCGGTCACGGGCGCTAACCAGTGTGCCAGGCTCCAGATAGAGCACGTGCTCCAATACGTCCGGTGTGCCAGCCTTGCCAGCCGGTGACTCCTCGGAAACGGTCGGAGCGTCCATAAACGCCGTGATGGTTTCGCGTGTCTCGGTCACCGTCTGGAAGCCGCGCGCGTCCTTACCGGAGCGGCGGCGAATCAGCACCGCCGGGGTGCTGTACCGTGCAAGTGAAAGCATGGCTAAATCACCTGATCCAGTCGGTAGGGCGCGAGCGCCGCGCGTTCAGTCTGCAACAGATAGCCGCCGGTAGACTCACCATCACGGGAGCCATAGGCCACATACTGTGTACCCGCGCGCTGTGAAACGACGTTGCCCGCGTCCATCTCCAAACGCTGCCGAACCGACTTAATGACAGACTGCACAGCCGGGACGTAATCCCAGCCATGCCGCGCGGTCACAACAACCGCACCCGGCTTCTTAGGGGTAACCACGCCCGGCGGGAGCTGTACCCAACCATCCGTTGAAAACGAATAGCCGTTCACCTGCACGCCGTCCACAAAAACAGAATGGACGTTCTCGACATGGTTACTCGGAAGATGGAAGCGGTTACCGCCCGTACCGTCCAGCCTAAACGTCTCCTCAAGCGAGGGGGAAACATGCCAGCCACAATAGCCGCGTACCATTTCCCCGGCGACTTCATCAAGATTCACCGGAACATTAGTGTTAGCAAGCGACGGATAGCGCATATTTCCCCCTCTCAAAAGGAATGACCGTTTTACTTCAAGGTGAGCTTACCGAACGCCTTCGGCTGCTTGACTGCCAGCAACAGGCGTTCCTCAGCGAGGACACGGAAGCGGTTGTACAGGAAGTCATCATTAACATTGTTCGAGACCTCGACACGTACGCCGCCCTTACGGTAGACGGTAGCGCCCTTAGAGCTACCGACTAGAACGGTCTTAGGCGGTACAGCCTTAGACACGTAAATAGGCACACCGAACGCGTTCAGGTCTGCAACAAACGGGCCGTTACCATACGGAGCGTACGCGGGGCCACCAAACAGATACTGACCGTTAGAGTCGGTCGCCAGGCGAATACCGGCGATATCCTCGGGATTCACGATAACCGCATCAACCGACATACCGGAAGCAGCTTCAATCTTGGTCTTAAGCTTGTACATGCTTTCGAGAACGTCCTTAGCGGCGGCGGTCGCTACAGCCTCGGAGAAAATGCCCGGGGTAGCGAGAATACCGGTCAGGTCATTACCGGTGCCAGTACCGGAAACAATCTGCTCTTCTTCTGCCTTCTTAAGCTCGTCCAGAAGCTGCTCATTGATGAGCGATGACAGGAAGCCTGCATCTTCTGCCATTTCGTCGGACTGTGCAACCCAGCCCGCGATCTTGCGGAGCGGGAGGGTCTTAGTCTCAAACGCCGGGGCGGTAGCGCCGGGCTTCTTGCCGTTCTCACCGACAACGCCGGGGCGGCCGCTCGAAGAAGTCCACTCGTTAGCGACAAAATAGGTGAGCGAGTTACCGGAAATGGTGCCGCTCGACAGCCACGAAGCGACGGAGAACGGGAGCGCGTACGGCTTGACGACGTTCTTATCAACGTCAGTAAGCGCAACGGTCAGACCGTTACCGGTAACCGCGTTTGCGGTGGTGGTCGGGTCGCCCGGTGCCTTAGAGCTGTAGAACTCGCCTCGGGTGTGCTGAACCTGCGCACCCAGAGCCGACAGGGTACCGGACTTCATGAACGCGGCGGCAACCTGCTCACCCAGCGAACCAGTAGCGGCGGGAGTCTCAACCTCTGCCGCCTTCACGGACTCGCGCGCGGTGCCCATGCTCTTAAACAGAGTGTTCGCCTCCTCGATAGAATCAGCCTTAGCCTTCAGCTCGACAGCCTCAGACTTGAGAGCGTTCAGCTCCTCTACGTCGATATCCTCGCCGCGCTTCTCGGCATCCAGGATAGCCGCGCCCTTCTCCTGCACCTCAGCCAGGCGCTCGTGAATAGTCTTAGACATACCCACTCCTTTACTTCTTGAAAATGTTCTCGAAATATTCGCGCTCTTCATCTGAGAGCGTGCGCGACTTGACCGGCGCGGGGGTCTGCTCCTTGACCGTTTCCAGTTCCTCAGAGTCACCCACCGTATCCAGCTCCTCACCGCTACTATCAGAGTTTGCGGAATCAATAATATTACGAAGAATCTCTACGGCTTCTTCCAGCTGCTCGATAGCGCCGGGGGTAGAAATAGAAACCGAACCGTCGTTCTTCATTGCCGATTTTACCATGTCGATACTTGTAGCGGTGTTCGCGCCAATCTGCACTACGGAGACTTCAAAAATATTCAGTTCGCGAAGCTCATTCACGCCGCCGAACCTCGCGCCCTTCTCAGGGATAAAATGCGAGTCCAGCACCTCATAGGCGAACGACATTTGATTCACAGCGCCCGCCTTCAACGCGCGATACGCGGCGGCAGCCTTCGGGTTATCCAGGTCAAGGCTTACACGAACCTTGAGACCGTGCTCATCTTCCACCGCGCTAAGCGTCTTTCCTAGGATAAATTCCGGGTCGTCCATGCGGTGAGACCAATAGCACGGGATACCTGCGCCGTCGTTCGGGAACGACTTAGCCAGCGACTTAGTGAAAGCGCCGGGCATCACCTTGTCACCGTAGCTATCGACGTTGCCGAAAACGGAGGCGTAGCCTTCAAAAATGCCGCTGCCGTCTTCGGTTTCATGGAAGCCTGCTGCGTCCTTAAACTGAATGGTCATTCGTTTTCTCCTCAAATGCAGTAATCATGTCCACGAACGCCCCGCCCTGCATCTTAGCGAGCGCGTCGGTAATGCCCTTTGCGAATTCTGCGTTGCCGTCCAGGTCATCCGCAAGTTCACGGGTGAGCCTATCCCACGGCATATCATCAATTCCTCGCGCGGTCTTGATGCGGTCGCACCGCTCTAGGAATTTTAGAATGACCGTTCGGTTTTTGCCGCCGCCCTGAAAAGCGGTGCCGCCGTCCTGTGGGCTTGTCTGCCCACCAACCACAACATTTAGCGGGGTGATAAGCTCGTCAGCACCGGGCATATCCAGCGGAGGCAAATTCATTAGCGCGCGGGACTCGTTGCGAGTCATCCACGCGCCGCCGGTCGCCGTGGACATGATAGCTGCCTGCGTCTCGAAGTCGCCGCGTAGCATGCCCTCGGTATTGAACTCAACGAAAAATTCCGTGTTATCAATTCCCAGCAAGGGAAGAACAAACGCGTTGATTCGGTCTTCGATAAAACGGATACGCGCGCCTAGCGTGTTCTTGAACAACATGCGGTTACGCTCTTTCAAGCTGCCGTATGTCTCGGTTGAGTCTGCACCAATCATGCCCGGCGGGATCTGATAAACCTGTGCCACCGTCTGCAAACCCAGGCGCACCGAATCTGCCCATTCCTCATCTGCGCTCTTAAAGGAATTGCTCTTAATTTCGATGCCGTCTTCAAGAAGCGGCGTAGAACCGGCACGCGCGCCGGTATCCGACGTAAAGTCTTCCCACATGGAGTAGAAGCGGCGGCGTGCCGTGTTATCCCAATCCGGCGCGTTTACCGGACGGGAAAGGTACGTACCGACGCGGCCATGATTACGCCAAAACTGGACACGGTACCGGCGCGAATGGTAATTCTCTTCAAGCACCAAACGAAGCGAGTCCACCGGGGACGACGGGGACGTTAGCCCGGGACTCCAGCCGTTGAAAGCCACGCAATTATCAGGGGAGATTTTCAGCTCTTCACTACCGCCGGGCACCTTCACGGAGTAGTAATCCACCGTCGAGAAGTCCGCAAAAACCGGGGATACCCAGCCCGCCGGGAACGGGTGAATCTCGGTAGAACCATCTTCACCCGGCGCAAAAAACCAATACGCACGGTTATACAACGCCATATCAGCAACCAAGCTATAGATCAGCTCGTACCCGGTCATGTATCGGTTCGGATTCACCGACAAGCGGGCATGTGCCAGCGACTCGGTTTCACGCGAGCGCGAACCATCACCGCCGCGCTTAAAACTGTGAATCGACAGCTGCGCAATATTGGAAGCGAGAAAGTCGATAGCGGTACGGAGATGCGGCTGATACCGGTACATTGATTCATAACTCGCGTTTTGCGGCGACACATTATCGGAGCCGCCGCCGCCGTTCACGAAAATATCAACCGGTCGCCCGTCCCAGGCCGCCGCTGTACGCGGGGTACGCGAGCGGAAAGCATCAACGATAATATGACCGATATTACTAATACCAGGCGCTACCACCATTTACCCCCTTCATCTTCTTCTTGCTTATACCACATTTCAGCCTCATTATACGCGCTTTCTTTTTTCGCCCCTGCAACCGTGTTCAGCAAACCCCATAGGGCGAACGCGGCGGCACACGCCGGGGCAATGTCCACCGGGGATTTTTCGCGATTGAACAAAAATGCGTCGCCGGTCGATTTGGTGCGAATCTCTGAGAGCGCGCCTATTAGGGTTTCCTGCTCAATCCAGCTAACGTTTTTCTCCATCACCCGGTCATAGAACAAGCCGTAGGCATTGGGTAGGTCGCCGCCCTCGCACCGAACAACAGGTGTACCCGCCTGTTCAATGAACGGGATTAGAGAAGATGCAGCACACCCGCGCCCCTGCATAATCACAGCGGCGGGCTTGAACGCAAGCCCATTAGCCAAAAAATCAGGCACCCATTCCGTGAACGCGCGTTGAGTTACGAACTCGACGTGTGGTGTTCCATCATCACGGAAACCCGCAATGCTTAGGCTCGTCATCTTGCGGTCACGCGAAACGTCCACCGAAAGATACACCGGGCTATCCGGTGCGATCATAGATTCAGGGTCTAGGCACGCTTCCAATTCCTCGGAGCTGAACAGCGAGTCCGCCGTGACGTTCACCCATTGGCAAAGATTCTCAGTCCTGAATTTGTGCTCGGGTAGACCCGCGCCGGGGTCACCGACTAGCGCGGCCTTCGATGCGAGCGTGTCGCCCGTAATCGCGTTCGGGTAACCCAGCGACGGGTTAGCCTGGCACCACCCGGCGGTATCCCAAATGTCGCAATCATCCGGGGCGCTCCACTCGAACAACCCCAGCGAGGCATCAACCGGCTTGTAATCTTCACCGCGTTTCTCTACCCCCGCCCGCGCCTCTATCTCTTCAAGAGCTTTAGAGCGTAGCGAGCGCAATACCTCGCTTTTAGCTTCACCCGCGTTCGATACGGCGATTACCTGGCTAGACCAAATCGCGTTAGTCGTATTGGTCATAGCTGCCCATGCGCTCCAGTCCTTTTGTTGACGCAACTCATCAAAGGCTAGATCAGTTACCGACAGACCGCGCCCGCCGTCATCTGATGCCGCCTCGCACTTCCACCGCGCGCCGTTATCAAGCTTGAAAAACTTATTACCGTTCACATTGGACTTCTGCGTTAGCCGCTCGTGCATATCCGACAGGGAAACGGTGCGGTGCGCCGCGTCTAGAATCTCCTCAGCAAGAGAGAGCTTATGAGCTGTGCCCAGAATTAGCGGGGCTTCCAGACCGGGGCGTTGCTTCCACATGAACATACGCCAGAGCAACCGGGCGCTAAGAATAAACGATTTTCCGTTCTGTCGAGACACAAGAAGCACCACAGTTTCAAAGCGGAGCTTAGGGTAATCGTCGCCCGTAGTATAGGCGGGGTCTAGCTCCAGCGAATGCAACAGAAACCACTTCTGCCACGGGTGCAACTGCAACCCTAAGTCACGCTCTGCAAACTGAATAGCTTCAAACCCGAACGTGGTTAGCGGGGTAAGCTCACGGAGCGGCCGCGTCCACAAACGCGGCACCGCCTTACCCTTGAGCTTGGAATAATCGCTACTCATCCGCACCTTCAATTTCTGCCATGATACGGGCGACTAGCGCGGGGTCTTCTTTACCGCGCTGCTCGATAAGCTCATCTAGTCGGTCGGTCTCGGTCGCCTGCGCCTGCATATCCTTACGCGAATACGGGGCGCAACCCAGCGAGTCTAGCGCCTTGTTGAGGTTCGGGCCTGCAATGTTCAGGGTCTTCAACAGTAAATCAAAGTCGCCGCCGTCGCTATTGTACAAATCGTAGGCTTCATCCAGCGCGGCGGCATACTTCAACGCGAGCGCACATTTAGCCGAATCTGCGTTCTTGATGATGCCGTCGTTCACGGCGGCGGTAATAGACTCCTGCACGGTCTTCACCATGCCGATACGCCAAATATTCATAAAGACCTCTAAATGTTATAATCGCGCGCGCGATGCCCGGTAAATTCCAGCGGGGGGGAGATTGACACTGCGCCCAGGTTTGGGTGTCGAAGGTGTGTTCTATTTTTTTACCGCCCCCCCCCGTATGTGTGTTCTATTGGGGGTTTCCGGTGTTCGGTTTTATTCTACCTTACCCAGGCGCGGGTGTTCGGGTTGTTTTTGGGGGTCTTGCGGTTGTTACCCTTTGCCCTATTGCATCCTGCGTGCGTTGCCCTGAAATTAGCGGTGTCTAGCTCTAGCTCTTTGTGGGTTGCTACGGCGAATAGGTGGTCTAGCTCGAAAGCATCCATGTTCACAGATCCCCATTCGTCGTTGTGGGGGATTGAGTAATCTATAGGGTGACCGCACTCATTACACGGTAGGTTGTGCGTGGCCGCGTAGCGTTTGAACTTCTGCTGCGCGGCGCGGTACCTTGAATCTCGTTTGTTGGTCATGGCCTCACTTCTTGGGTAAGGGTTAGCCCCGGCTCCTACGTTATCGGTCGCCGGGGCTATGGAATATCCTGTGTGGGTTTCGTGGTTCTAGGATCCACTCGAAACAACGCCGTAATCATTCTGTGAATGTTACGTGTCTATTGTACCGTATGCTATCCGTTTTCCTCTGATAACTGGCTAAGGATTTCTGCCATGTAGTACGCGCCTGCTGTGCTCGTGTTTGCTGTGATGGTTATGTAGGTTATGACTTCGGGTGTTCCGTCGTTCTTGGTTAGGGTGTCGGTTTTGGTGGTGACGTTGAGGGTGCCGGGGGCGGCGGGGAAAGCTGAGATGAACGCTTTGTGTAGTTCTTTGGCGGGGTCGGTTTTCCCGGCGCGTTCGGCGCGGCGCATTGCTGCGTTTAGTCGTTCGCGTAGTTCGGTCATGCTAATCATGGGTCGGCTTCTTCTTTCGTGCGCCTGCTTCCTCGGTTGCGAGTCGCCCGGTTGCTATGAGCTGTGCGATGCGTGGCAACGCCTTTAGATTCATGGTCAGGATTACGGCGGGTTCCCCTAGCTCATTGTCTATCGCGCGGGAAAAATCTAGGGCAAAATCTTTACCGTATTCACATTCTGATTTTTTATGCGCCGAGCGCCGTATGGTTGCTACCGATTCTACGGCTACGTTTTTCACAATATTGTTCATGGTGTGCCTTTCGGGTTAGGCGGGGCGGCGGTGGTGTTTCCGTCGCCCCGCGTGGTGGTTGGGGTGGTTAGGCGGTGCGTTCCATGAGGATACCGCCTAGGGCTGATACTTCATTAGGGAAATAGTAGCTAATCGCGCGGGCGTTCGCGGCCTTATGTTCTACGCCTTCTACCTCTTCCGGGTTGGTTCCATAGAAGTCAAAGTTAGGGTATTCATCCCAGCCGGGCGCGGTAGTAATAATCTTCGTGTACCCGCCGCCGGTGCCGCCGCCGTCGCCGGTGTACTGCTCGACACAATGAATACGTGTTGCGCGGTATTCCTTTCCCTGTAGCTTGATATCCAGATCTGAACAATCACATTCCGCACTGAGGAACGCAAGAGCGACATTGTGTAGAGTTGGCTCCAGGTCGTTATCTTCCAGATACCGGTTAATCCTCGATACGTCGGTTTCCCATGCGTCGGTATCGGTCACGACGTTCACGCGGGCGTTCAGTGCGTCGCCGTCGAGTGGTGCAGCGTTTAGGATTCGGGTTAGCGCTCGTACTTTCCCCGCGTCTAGGGTGATGGTCACTTCCTCAGTGTGTGCGGTGGTTAGGGTCTTGAGGTTTCCCAGCAATGCGTTGTATAGGCTGTTGTGTCGGTTGAAAGCCTCGGTTAGCTTTAGCGTGGTGTCGGTCATTAGTCATCTCCTTCTTAGATGCGTTCGAGAATGAAGCCGCCTAGCGGGGCTTTGCCGCCGGGTTCCAGCGCGTGCATGATGCGCCACTTGCCGTTACCGATAATCACGCCTTCCAGATCTTCGATGTGGATTACGTCTTTTTCTGAGGTGATGGTTACGGTTTCTTCGGGGGTTTTCAGGTTGAGGTATGCGGGCTTACGGTTGCCGCCGGGGTAGACGTGGGAGGGGCTATCGGATTTTGACCAGACCTTAGTTACGGCGTATTCACGGCGGGTACCTGCCACAACGTCCAGTAGTAGCGGCCTGTCGTTCGGCACGTCGTAGAGGTACCCGGCGGCAATATTCTCTAGCGTTGCGTCGTACCCGTTGCCGCTCAAGTAGTCTACAAGCGCTTCCCGCTCTGCTTCGTTTGCGGTGGTGTCCAGGTCAAGGCTCACGATTGCCTGCAAGTGGTCGCCGTTTACCGGGGCGGCGTTGAGAATCTTGATGAGTGCGCTAAACATTGCTGGACTCATCCATAGACCATAACCTACGGTGGTGTGAATGGTCTTCGTTTCCCCGGTCTTTGCGGAGCTTACCCGGGTGCTTTCGGTATCGGTTTCTAGCTGGATTCCGTGCAAGGCGGGGTGTCGGTCGAACGCGGTGTTAATATCCACGTATTCGCCGGGGGTGATTTCGTGGAAAATCTTAGGGGCCTTGTTGGTCATTATCGGGTTCCTTTCCAGTGGTTACGGGTGCGGGGTTGGGGCTTGTGGTGAGCGGCGGTTAGGCGTTCCTTGAGCTTGGCGTGTTCTTCGATTTCCCAGAGATGAGCACAGAGCGCACGGGCGGGCTGTTCGTAGATGTCGCCTGCGTCTACGGCTTCTTCTAGGGTGGTTCGGAGTGCGTCAAGCTGCACGTAGAGTTTATCGCGCGTGTATTCGGTCATTGGGTGCCTTACTGTTCGGGATTAGGTTGTTTAGGGCGGGTACCCGCCCGGCAACCTTTCCGGTATAGACGGGTTGCCGGGTAGCGGCGGGTTTCTGTGGTGCCCTGGCACGGTACCGGCGGCGGCTGTAGCACGCCCTGCATGATGCCGTGTACTCGGAGGCCGGGCATCCACAGCGAGCGCAAACGGGGTTAGTCATTAGCGGGGTTCCTCGTCGTTGAAATTCCAGTAATTAAAAATCCTGGCTTCACATACTAGGCATAGTCCTGTGGCTTCGTTAGCGGGCTTGCCGCAGCTTTCACACACCGCGCTAGTCATTGGTGCTACCGTTTAGCTGTTCGTTGAGCTGTTCCGTGGGGAGTACCACAAGGTGCATAGTGCCTTGTTTCTGTCGTTCGCCCTCGGGTAGGGCTTCAAGAGCTGCCATGTAAGCGGCTTCTACGATGGTAGGGGTAGCGGTATCAAGCTTGAAATTGTGGGTCTTAGCGGGGTATTCGCGTGAGGTGGTTTCCACGTATCCAGCTTCGCCGTATTCGTCTTCCTCAGTTGTCACAACCCAGTATGCGGAGAGGTCGGGATCTGGCATTTCCTCGTCTTCGTACAGGAACTTGAGGGGTTCGCCGCCTGCTAGGGGCGGTTCGGGTTCGGGGTCTAGTACGCCTTTAAGATAAACATATGCGTCATACTGCCCGTGGTACTTCCTGATGCCTCGGTATTCGACAAGGTATGTTACGTCGCCGATGTTGCCGGCGGGGATAATCTGCCCGGTGAACGGGGATTTGATGGCCCACACAGCGCGGTATTTGCGGATCTCGAATAGCTTGTGTCGCGTCTTCTTGCTCATGGTGTTGTTCCTTTCCGTTAGGGTTTCCAGTCATCCCGCGTCATGCAGTCGAAACATTCGGAGGTGTAATCCTCCGTCGGTTCACCGCACCGTTCGCAAATGGTGCCTAGCACAATGCTGCATTCCTTTCAGTAGTGGTTATGCCTCGCCTGCCCAGCCGTACAGGTTCATGCCTGCAACGCCCAGGTGTGCAATGTCGCCGGTCTTCTGCGCGGCTAGAATGGCTTTCAATGCGCCGTATTGGTGTTTGCTCTTAAAGCCGCCTTCCTTGTTGATGTTGTCCACCAGCATCCCCAGGTATTCCAGCTTTTCCGCTTGATGAGCGGTCGGCTTCTTAATGCGCATTGCCGGGTGTACAGCTTTAGCGGTGTCGATAGCCCATAGTGCCTCTGTGATGGTTTGCTTGCGGTGTGCTTTCCATGTTGCCCCGGCTTTCCAGGTGGACATGAAAGCTGCTCGTATGAGTTGGTCGGGTAGTGCGGGGTGAATGATGTCCCGGCGCGGGTAGTCGTAGTTATCGGTATATTTCCCGTAGATGCTCATAATGTCAATTCCTGCGAACACTTCGCGTTCGTAGCGTTTCATTGGTCGGTTCCTTAGATGTTGTGTGTCAGGTGGAGAAGCAATAGCATTCCGATGTAGCCAAAGAGCGCAATAATAACGCCACAGAACAACATGATCGGAGAGATTTCAAATCCCGGTTCTTCCTCGGCCGGTTTGGGTTGCTTGGTCATGGGTCTGTGCCTCTCTGCTAGAGATTTCTGATAGCGTCGTTGATGCGTTGCCGGGTGAGCCTAGACATTTCGGCATGATGACTATTCTCCATCTGCCAGGCGATTTCTTTCTCACGCTCATTGTCCAGCCATTCCATAAGGCGGTTAGCTATATCCTTCGGGTGGTTGTACTCAATAATCACCTTGTCGATGGTGTTGTTATATACGGGCACCCAGTACCCACAGTGAATAGGGTTGCCGTGCCTGTCCCATCCGAAAAGGTTGTTATGACCGCCTACAAAGCGGTGCCCATGCTCTTTGATGTCGTAATCCTTGCTGAGCACGAACTCGCGGGAGTTTGCGCCGTACATCTCGCTTGTCGGAAAGGCTGCACGTTCGGGGTGGTAAATCTCCACAAAGTGGATACCTTTACCGTAATCGTAACTGTGGGTCGGTAGGTTGCCGTGCTTGAACCAGTCGGCTAACCACTCATCATAGAGCGTCTTCTGAAAGTCGATGATGTTTTCATTTTTTGGGGTTACGGGTTCTACCTCGGAGCCGGTTACGGGTACCAGTTCGCCGGTGGTAACGGGTGGTTCTGTGGGGGTGGTGGTTTTTCCTCGGAAAAGGGTGAGTATGCCGGGC